TAAATAAATCAGAATAAGATGAAGTTTAAGCACAAACTTATTTTAGTTTTCTTTACTGCAATTATATTAGAAGCAAACAGCATTGCAGGTTTTAGATTTTTAATGGACAAAAATTGGATGGGAATGGTTTTGATGGTATTTGTAAATCCTTTATTGTGTTTACCTATGAACCACTATAACATTGAAGCTAAAACATTTAAAGAAAGATTATTTATTGCTTTGACTTTTGCTTTTGGTTTTGCAGTTGGCGTAGGAACAATAAGACCATTTTTTTTATAACCTTTAAATCAGAATAAGATGACAGCAGTAGAATGGTTGATTAACGAAATTAATATGCAATATCCTAAAATCAATGTTATGTGGAAAGGATGGGTAATTGACAAAGCCAAAGAAATGGAGGAGAATCAGAAGATTCAATTTGCTTGTAAAGTTGTTGAGGTAAGTTTTGAGAATTACATACAAGGCAAGACAACGGAGCAGATAGCTAAAGAATTATTAACCTTTAAATCAGAATAAGTATGAAAATAGAAATCACACACTACGGACACAAAGCGAGCTATGAGTTCGAACACGAAGATGTAACGCTTGAAGACTTGCTTTATCACTTGGATAAATTGCTCAAACTAACGGGCTACACATTTGATGGGGAATTAGAAATATCTAAATTTGAAGAAGAATGAGACCAGACAAAGAATACCTAGCAGCACTTGCCACGATGATAATGGTAACTGCAATAGTAATAATTTTAGTAATCAAGTTAATTTTTAATATATAACAAATGGAAAACAAAGTAAACACAGGAGCTATCTTCAAAAACACGAACAAGAAAGCTGACAACCATCCTGACTACAAAGGAAAAGTAAACGTCAACGGTAAAGAAATGGAGGTTGCGTTATGGATGAAAGAAGGCAAAGCTGGCAAATTCTTTAGCGCATCATTTAGCGAGCCGTATGTTGCTCCGACTGAAGAGCGCAGACCTGTAGGTGATAGTATTGATGATGATCTGCCTTTCTGATGTACATTGATGATGACACACTCCGAAAGCAACTGAATAGGATACTGCTTGTAAAAACACGAAACCAAATAGTCCAAGACATAAAAGCCAAAGGACTAAAGATGCATCAGTTTCAAGTAAACAACTTCCTACAAGGCAAAGACGTAACCTTATCAACCTTACACAAGATAGATAATTACGTAACGAGAGAAATTTACTCCAACAACCTAGAGCCACTTTAAAGTGGCTTTTTTAATTTATTTGTGTGATTAGAATTTAGTCTTATATTTGTTTAGAATTTAGTCAATGGATGCACTTAAAATTTTAGCAGACCACCACAAAGAATGGGTAAAGATAGTCCGTTCATTTGGAGAGCAAGACCTTGCCGAAGATGTAGTGCAGGATGTTTACCTGAGAATCGTAAAGTACAACTACGAGGAGAAGATAATCAAAGATGGTAAACCAAACATTGCTTTGATGTGGATGATGCTTCGCAACCGAGCATTTGAAATAAACAAAACGGGCAGCGTTCAGTTTCTATCATTAGACGAAGTAAGAGGAGTTGCAGATGTTGATTGTGAATTAGAAAAACACGAAGCACTTGAAAGATTGCATATCAGGATACACGAAGAGATGGATAATTGGCATTGGTATGACTCAATGTTGTTTAAAGTCTACAAGGAAGGAAACGCATCAATGAGAGACATTGCTAAAGACTCAGGCATCAGCTTAACTTCGATATTTAACACGCTAAAGAATTGCAAAGAACGACTAAAGGAAGAAGTCGGAGAAGACTATACTGATTTTACTAACCAAGATTACGATTTAATATAACTAAAATGGCAAAAACACGAACACCAAGAAAAGCTCAAGGATTAGGAGATACCATAGAGCAAATAACTGAAGCTACCGGTATCAAGAAACTTGTCAACTTCATTGCAGGAGAAGACTGCGGATGCGATGCGAGAAAGGAAAAACTCAACGAGTGGTTTCCATACCGCAAACCTGAATGTCTAACCGAAGCGGAGTACAACTATCTTACGGAAATACGGATCAATGAAACGGAAACCTTCAGACCAAGCGAAGTAACAGTAGTAAGAGAAATCTACTCACGAATAATGAAGATACGTTTAGAACCATCCTCTTGCGCTTCTTGCTTTAGAGAGATTGTATTCAACCTCAGAAAGATTTACAACGCTTACGAGGCATAATATGAAAGTAGATAAAGTAAAAATCAGCGAGGTAAAGACGAACCCAAAGAACCCACGTCTAATCAAAGACGATAAGTTTAAGAAGTTAGTTAAGTCTATTCAGGAGTTTCCTCAGATGCTGGAGCTGCGTCCAATAGTAGTAGATGAGAACAACATTGTACTGGGTGGCAATATGCGTTTAAAAGCGTGTAAAGAAGCAGGTATGAAAGAAGTTTACATTGTCAAGGCAGAGAACTTAACTGAGCTGCAGAAAGACGAATTCATAGTTAAGGACAACGTAGGCTTTGGAGAATGGGATTGGGATATGTTAGCTAACGAATGGGATACCGAAAAACTTGACGAGTGGGGTTTAGACTTGCCTGTTGATTTAAGCGTAACCGAACTCGAAGCAGAGGAAGATGACTTCAGCGTTCCCGAAGGCGGTATTGAAACTGATATTGTATTAGGAGATTTATTTGAGATAGGAGAACACCGTTTACTTTGTGGAGATAGTACGGATAGTGATTTAATAGAAAAACTATTAGATGGTAAAAAAGCCGAATTACTTTTAACTGACCCACCTTATGGAATTGACTACGGTGGTATGCTAAAAGGAAAAGGAGATGGAAAAGGAGGAGCTGATAAAAACGGATGGAAATCTTATGATGCACCCGATTGGGATAAGTCAAAACCCGAAAATGGAGTATTACAATATCTTTGTGAAATCACGGACAATCAAATAATATGGGGAGGAAACTATTTTACAGATGATTTACCTCCAACAATGGGATGGCTTATTTGGGATAAAGGACAAAGAGGATTCAGTTTAGCAGATGGAGAAATGGCGTGGACTTCTTTTAACAATGCATTAAGAATAAAAGAATATGCAAGAGCAAAAGCAAACCGAGAGGAAAAAAACCATCCAACTCAAAAACCACAAGAAATAATGAATTGGTGTTTTGAATATGCGGATAGACATTCAAAGAAAGAAATTAAATTAGTATTGGATGCTTATTTAGGTTCAGGTTCTACAATGGTTGCTTCACACCAACTTAAACGCAAGTGCTACGGAATGGAATTAGACCCGAAGTATTGTCAAGTTATTATTGACCGAATGAAAAAGTTAGACCCGAGTTTGGTTATTAAACGCAACGGAGAAATAATTTGAAATAAATAAGAAGGATGGCAAACGACGAAAACTTAAAGCCTGCACAAAAAGGCGAGGTAAGAAATCCAAACGGAAGACCGAAAGGCTCACTAAACCGCAGCACAATAGCACGCAAGTGGCTTGAAGTAAATCAGGCTCTAAAGAACCCATTAACAGGCGAGCAAGAAACTATGAGCCAAGAGGATTTAATGACGTTAGCGTTGATTAAAAAGGCTCGTGAAGGCGATGTAGCAGCTTACAAGGCATTAATGGACTCAGGCTATGGTGCACCACTTCAGCAAGTAGAACAAACAATAACCGAGTTACCACTATTCCCTGATGTACAAGAGGACAACGGCAACGAATAAAGTACTGGCTTTAAAGAAGCGTATTAAGATTGTTCAAGGTGGCACGTCGGCTTCGAAAACGTATTCAATCCTTGCGGTGTTAATTGACAAGGCACTACGCAAAGACGGAATAGAAATAAGCATAGTAGCAGAAAGCATACCTCATCTAAGAAGGGGAGCATTAAAAGACTTCGTTAAAATACTAAAATGGACAAACCGATTTAATGACCAACAGTTAAATAAGTCTTTACTTACATACCATTTTAAAAACGGAAGCGTTGTAGAGTTCTTCTCTGCAGACGATGCGTCTAAGCTCAGGGGTGCGAGACGTGACATCTTGTACATCAACGAGTGCAACAACGTAACCTTCGAGGCTTACAACGAACTTTCAATCCGTACAAAGAAAGAGGTATTCTTAGACTTTAACCCTGCCAATGAGTTTTGGGTACACAAGGAACTAAAAGACGAACCTGACACGGATTTCATAATCTTAACCTACAAAGATAACGAAGCGTTAGACGAAAGTATTGTCACACAAATAGAAAAGAACCGAGACAAAGCAGTTACGAGTTCTTATTGGGCTAATTGGTGGAGAGTCTATGGTCTTGGTGAGGTAGGCAGTCTTGAAGGAGTGGTGTTCAATAATTGGAAAGAGATTGATACAATACCAGTTGAGGCAAAACTCATCGGAATAGGGCTTGACTTTGGATACACGAATGACCCTACGGCAGCAATTGAGGTGTATAATTGGAACGGAAAACGAATAATAAACGAACTTGCTTACCGGACAGGTATGGTCAACTCCGACATCGCAAAGATACTTCCGTCAGGCATCATCATTTACGCTGATTCAAGTGAACCGAAATCAATCGAAGAAATCAGGAGGCAGGGAAAAACAATCAAAGGAGTAACAAAAGGAGCTGACTCAATCAACTACGGAATTGATGTGATGCAAAGACAAGATTATTTAGTAACCAAATCAAGCACGAACCTTATCAAAGAACTTCGCTCATATTGTTGGGATACTGACAAGCAAGGTCAACGTATGAGAAAACCTATTGATCACCTGAATCACGCTATTGACGCACTTAGATACCACGAAATGGAAGCACTCGGACTAAAATCAAACTATGGACAATACAACATCCGATGAGCTGCCTAAGATGATTAGAGTGGTTGAGCAGTACATTCAAGATACAACTGGTAAGAAAGTCAACATCGTATTCAACGACATCTTCAACGTAAGAAGGCATACTCAGATGTTGGCTCAGGCTTATGCCTATGTGTTACAAAAAGACGAATCAAAAGTTAAATAAATATGGAAGTACAAATCAACGTACCATCAAATCTAAACGAGATACCACTAAAGCACTATCAGGACTTCTTGAAAGTGCAGCAGAACTCTACTGACGAAGAATTTGTAGCTCAAAAAATGATTGAGATATTCTGCGGAATCCGATTGAATGAGGTAGCTAAGATAAAGCTCACTTCCTTAAACGAATTGATAGTTCACTTCACTCAACTATTTAATCAGACACCTAAATTCACTCCGACTTTTAAGATTGGAGATATTGAGTTTGGTTTTATTCCGGAACTTGAAGAGATAACATTCGGTGAGTATGTGGATTTAGATTCTCACTTGCAGAGTTGGGATAACTTCCATAAGGCAATGGCGGTGCTTTACCGTCCTATCAAAACACGAAAAGGAGAAAAGTACGACATCAAAGACTACGACCCAAACTTAGGCATCCAAGAGCTTATGAAGTTCGCACCATTAGACATCTGCATTGCTGCATCGGTTTTTTTTTGGACTTTAGAAAGCGAATTACTGCAGGCTACCCTGAACTATTTGGAGAAGGAGATAACGAAGCAGAAGAACCTATCGCAGACTTTAGCGAAACAACTCAATTTAGCAAAAGATGGGGATGGTATCAATCACTTTATGCAATCGCTAAAGGAGATATCACTAAGTTCGACGAAATCACCAAATCAAGACTTACTCGGTGTCTCACCTATCTCACCTTCGAGAAGCAGAAAAACGAAATTGAAAGAAGACAATTTGAAAGACAACTAAGACGATGACAGGATTCTATAAAGTATTGGAATTAATTAAATGGCATTTTGATAATGACCCATTAGTCAACACGACTACTGAGGGTGATATCTTTGAAGTGGATTTAAACAAGCAGACTATCTTTCCGCTTGTACACTTAATGACTAACAACGTATCTTTCGAGACCAACGTAGTGCGTTACAACCTCTCGTTGATTGCTATGGACATCGTTGACATCAGCAAGAAAGCTACAACTGACGTTTATGTCGGTAACTCAAACGAGCAAGACGTACTCAACACGCAACTGGCAATCTTAAATCGCTGCTATGACCAAATGTTACACGGCAATTTGTGGAATTTAGAGTTCGTGGTTGACGGCAATCCAACGTGTGAACCTTTTACTGAGAGATTTGAGAACTACCTTGCCGGATGGACAATGACTTTTGACGTCTTGATCCCTAACGAAATGACAATTTGCGAGAACGACAGCAGCTCTCCATTTTGTGTAAGCGCAACCGTTCAAAACTCTAACTTAACTTATACTGCTTCAGTTGCAAGCGGTGGCTTGTTAGTTTTACCTGATACTACTTTCAACGTACAAATAGACGGAACACAAGTAGCAACAAATACATTCGCAACTTTAAGCAATCAAACAATAAACGTTTTATGGCAATAGATATTAACATACCATCACAAGTAAAAACCTACGCTAATTTAGCTGCATTCCCTGCCTCAGGGAGCTTAAAAACTATTTACATAGCTGAGGATACCAATAAGACTTATCGTTGGACAGGTAGCGTCTATGTAGAAATCTCTGCAAGCGCAGCATCAGGCTTAACAGTCGGCACTACACCGATAGCTTCGGGTACGGTAGGTCGGGTATTGTTTCAAGGTACGGGGAATGTGTTGCAGCAGAGTGCAAACATTTTTTGGGATGATACGAATGTCCGTATTGGAATAGGCACAAGTACTCCAGCTCAAAAAATAGACGTACTTGGAAACGTCAATGGTGGCAATCTTGTAAACATTAAAAATGCGTCAACGGGAGCGGCTGCGGTTTCTGGTTTTCAATGTGAGAATAGTATTTCTAATGGCTCGGTATTCCTTACATCTTCAAGTTACACACCTAACGGCGTATTAACTGCCAATACTTTAGGATTCTATTCGGGTGGGGTAACACCCATTACTATTTGTAGTGCAAATATAATTACTATGTCAACGGGTGGCGTTACTGAAAGGCTACGCATTGGAAACACGGGCAATGTCCTAATCGGAATAACAACCGATGCTGGCTTCCGTTTAGACGTCAATGGTACTGCGAGGGTGAGTGGTAATACAGTAGTTACAACTTGGATTGGTGTTGGTGGGGTTACTACTCCATCGGGAACGGGAGAAAAATTTAATGTTCAAGGAGCGCAAGTAATTAGTGGTTCGGGTGGAGCGGGTAATTTTTTACTCTATCAAATATCGGGAGCAAGTAGATTCATTGTAGGCTCTGAGGCGTCAATTGGTGGTACTGCTAATAATTACATAAATTATGTTTATGGAAATAATTCACATATAACCTATACAAATAACGTTGCAAGATTAAGCGTAACGGGTGGTGGAAACGTCCTCATCAACACCACCACTGACGCAGGCTTTAGACTTGACGTTAACGGGACTGCGAGGGTGAGTGATAACTTTAGTTTAGGAAGTGGCACGGGTGCTTTTGATATTGATTTAAATAAGTCAAAAGGAAGCGGAGTTTGGGGTTCAATAAGAAATACCCTTGCATCTAGTTACTCAGCTATAAATTTAGGTACAAATGCTTCTGCAAGTAAACTAACAATTTATTCTTTTGGTTCGTCTTATAGTAGTACTGGTCAATATCAAGCTAACAAATCTTTACTAGAAGTTGTCGGAGATTTATTTGTAACTGCAAGTAATTTTATTTTTTATTCGGGTTCAGTTGGTGTTGGCACTACAACTCCTAACGCATCTGCTTTAATGGATATTGCATCCACAACAAAAGGCTTCCTTCCCCCACGAATGACAACAACACAAAAGAACGCAATTGCTACTCCAGCAACGGGTCTGCAAGTATATGACACCACGCTCAACCAAATGAGTTACTACAACGGAACAACTTGGACAAATATCTAATAATAAATATATGACAACACAACCAACACAAGGAGTAGCAATCGAGCCGATTGTCTACCCACTTAACGCAGGAACGGCAACGCAAATGTCCGTTTTAGTTCTTAACTTTACAACCGAGGCAACGACTTGCACAACGTACTGGCAGTTGCTAACCGCAGACGGACTCCAACTTTCGCAAGGTAACTACACCTTAACCGAAGAGGAGTTCGCAGCTTGGGGTACTGACAACAACTACGTTAATCAGGTCGTTGCTCAAGCAATCGGAGTAACTTTAATTTAAAAACAAAAAGTATGTTAACGCTAACGGAAAAACAAGTAAAGCAATTGGAAACGGTAATCAGTCAAATGCCTACGATGTGGGGTATTCAGATTATCAACATCCTAAACGCAAAGGACGAGGAAAACACGGATGCAGAAAGCGGAAGTTCAGAAGGAGCTTGAGAAGTTTAGAGACTATGTAATTGAAGCCTCAAAGAAAAACCTTGTAAGGTTAAAGAAATCAGACGGCAAGTTATACAAGTCACTAAGAGGAAACGTAAAGACGATGCCAAATAGTATCTCCATTGAATTTATGATGGAGGACTATGGCATTTATCAAGATGCAGGTGTCAACGGACTAAAGCAAAAGAGAGGATCAAAGTATAGCTATAGAAAAGGAGTGCCAAATGCTAAGATGTTAAAGTCTTTAGATGTTTGGCTAAGACGCAAAGGCTTATCACCAAGAGACAAATCAGGTAAGTTTGTTAAGCGAACAAGTATGAAGTTTGCACTTGCACGGAGCATCTTTAACAAAGGACTAAAAAAGAGTCTGTTTTTCACTAAGCCATTCGAAGCTGCTTACAAAAGATTACCGGAAGAGCTGGTTGAAAAGTACGGATTGGATGCACTCAAGTTATTTAATCAACAAGTAGACAAAATAATTCAAAAATAATGGCAATACTTAACGCACGGAATCCCAACATAGTAAAAATAAACGAAACCTCTCAGATTGAGACCAAGCTGCAAATCTTTCTTTGGAATGGCACAGGCTCAATGCCTGCTTCACCATCTTACACACTAAGCAAGATGATACCATCTTCAAACAATCCTGCAACTTACTACGATGTTTCTCCGTACATCCGTGAGTACATTGACCACAACACTCTGCAAACAATTACCAATGTCTTCACAGCTACTCCTTCAACGCAATGGTGCAATGTGGGCTTAAAGCTATTCAAGAAAATTACTACCTCATTTGTGCAGGTAGGAGCGACTCAGACGCACTTTGGTGTTGATGGTTACGGATACTTTGAGGAGGGCTCAAATCCTGCGTTAGGTAACTACTTATTGACGTCAGGAACTTACACATATAATTACGATTTGAGTGGTGAGTATGGATGGCTCACGCTTTACACAGGTTCAGGTAACTCAGTAAAGTACACGAACCTTTCAACAGGTGTAACTTATACTACAGGAGTAGGAACAAATGTTTGGCGAGATATTCCAAGAGTGTACGATCCTTACGCTGCTGTAGGCAACAAACTAGAAATCATAGACGGTAGTTCAACCGTTCTTTTCACAGCTACTTTTGTACCTAAAGAAGAGTGCAAATACACACCTGTTCAAATTGACTTTGTAAACAAGTTCGGAGCGTGGCAACGTGAATGGTTCTTCAAAGCATCTTACAACGGATTGAGCGTTGAAAACACGGAGTATAATTTAATGCCTAGCACATTCCCTAACTACAATTTAAAAGAAGGTCAAAGAGCTGTGTTCAACGCCAACGGAAAGAAATCAATCCGTGTTAATTCAGATTGGGTTGCCGAAAGCTACAAAGAAGTAATTCAGCAGATGATGCTATCGGAGAAAATCCTGATTAATAAATTGCCTGCCAAAATAAACACGAAAACTGTAGACCTAAAGAAATCTATCAACTCATCTTTAATTAGCTACGTGATGGAGTTTGAGTTTGCTTATGACGTTATCAATTCAGTAGTGTAATGAGAAAAGTACAACTATACATTGAAGGCAACCGCATTGAGTTGTTTAACGATGAGCAGATTCAGGTTACCAGCTCTATCCAAAATGTTCAGGATATCTCAAAAACTTACACGGATTTCTCACAAGGATTTACCGTACCTGCATCCGATGTGAACAACGCATTTTTTGAGCATTGGTATAATTCAGATATTGACTTTTCAACGGATAACAACCTACGAAAAGACGCATACATTGAAATCAATCTAACTACCTTTCGCAAAGGAAAAGTACAATTAGACGGAGCATCACTAAGCAACGGTAAACCTAACTCTTACAAGCTCACATTTTACGGAGAAGGAGTAACGCTTAAAGATACCTTTGGTGAGGACTTACTTTCGGATTTAGATTATACTGCCTATGCTCATGCTTTTACTTCTGCTGAGGTTTTAACACGCATAACTAACACGACTAACACTTACGATGTAAAGTATCCTCTAATCACGTCTAATCGCATTTGGGAGTATCAATCTATTCCACCAAACGCACCACTACCGAACTGGTTAGTAAATACGCTAACGCAAAACGACATACACACGACATCAGGAGCTATTGCTAAAACTGAGTTGTTTCCTGCATTACGAGTAAGTAAAATCTTTGACCTTATTGAAGCAAAGTACGGCATAACTTTCTCAGGTGCTTTCTTACAAGATGAGAGATTCACTAAATTATTTTTGTGGTACAAAGGCAAAGAAACTTTGGTGCAGTATTCAACTGCTTACAACCTTACTGCTAATACAATTACTCCTACGTTCACAAACTACGATTTAACGAACACTTACACATCAGCTACAAACTCAGTACAAATACAAGAACTTGCAGGTGTAATTACGCACCGTTTGATTTACGAGGTAACTTCTACAACCACTTCGGCAAATTATAGCATTGACATATATCAAAACGGAAATTTGTACAATACAATTACAGGTTTTGGCACAGGAGTTTACACCTTAGATACAATTACTCAAACCGCAGGCTTAGATGTTATTTATACTTTTCAAATTAGAACACAAGGAGCAAACGTAATTAATTCTAGATTAAAATATGAAGTAGATTACATTACTGCAGGCTCTATAAACACGGACTACTTGACGGTAGTTTATACTGCACTTACTGTTAGCTTATCAATTGACCTTGCAGCAAACGCACCTGTAATGAAGATAGCAGATTTCTTTTCAGGAATCCTAAAGACTTTCAATATGACTACCTACTCAATCACGGACGGTGAGTATTGGGTAGAGCCATTAGATGACTGGTATAGCAAAGGCGCAGTTGTAGACGTTAGCGAGTACGTTGATGTCACTACAATCGAAATGGAAAGAATGCCACTTTACAAAAACATTACTTTCAAATACCAAGATTCCGAATCTTTCTTAAACAAGAATTTCTCTCAAACCTATAGCCGCAATTACGGAGACACAACTTATCAGTATAACTACGATGGGAGTGAGTTTATAGTTGAGCTGCCTTTTGAGAATTTATTGCAGCAGAAATTTACAGGTACTGATTTGCAAATAGCCTATTCACTCAACGGAGAGTTCTCACCTTACATACCGAAGCCAGTTCTTCTCTACCAATACACGAACAAAACTTGTGACTTTAAATATGCTAACGATGGTGGCGGTCATTCAACAGTTACAAGCTACACACCATTAGGGCAAGACTTGATTTACAACAACACGAACTACACGCTAAACTTTGCACCTGAGACAAGCTCACTATTATTAACACCCATACAAAATACACTTTTCGCTAATTACTATTTTAGCTACTTGTACAACCTTTACAATTTAAAGCAGCGATTGATCAATGTCAAAGCAAGGCTACCTGTAAGCCTACTAACGGGATTGCAGTTAAACGATAGACTTATAATTAGAGATAGAAGATATATCATCAACGAGATAAAAACGAACCTAACAACTGGTGACGCAGATTTGCAACTCATCTTAGATTTCAGACCAATTGTAAACTCTACAAACCCAAATCCTAAAGTATCAACAGAAGGAGGAACTGTAAAGTACACGATTAACCTACCAAACAACGCAGTAGAGGCATCGTTTACTTGTTCAGACCCTGATGTATCATTTAGTCCAAATCCAATGACTACAGGCGGTGTATTGATAATCACTTTACCGAGTGGCGCAGCAGGAACGGTGTACACAATTGTAGTAACCTACACTTACTTGGATGGAACAACAACAACCGAATCTTTTTACATCATACAATGATACAAAACATAATCACAATGCTGCAGTTAGATGATTTCTACGGAAACTCGGAAACCATTGACATTGCCAAAGGAAAATACAAGCTACAAACGTCTCTGAAGAAAGCGATAAAGCAATCAAAACGTGAACTAACAAACAAACGCAATGGCAGAGGTTAAAAATGTAAAAATAAATGTAGACACTAAGCAGGCAGTTGATGCAATGGAGAACCTCTCCAAAGCTACCAACGATGTTTCTAAAAGTTTTGAAGAAGTTTACGGAGACTTGCAACCGCTTACAACTCGTATGGGTGAAGCGGAAGACCGATTGTATGAGTTAGCCAACGCAGGTAAAACCGCAACGCAAGAGTATCAGGATTTGCTAACAACTGTTGGTAATTATCGCAAGGTACAAATCCAAACTGATATGGCAGTTGATGCCGCTGCCGGAACGATGTCTACCAAACTCGGTGGTGCGTTAGGTGGTGCTACTGCAGGATTCCAACTTGTGCAAGGTGCAATGGGTGCTTTCGGTAGTGAGTCTGCAAAAGTAGAAGAGGCGTTACTCAAAGTGCAGTCAGCAATGGCTATTGCGGATGGTGTTCGTGGATTCCGTGAGGCTATTCCATCAATTAAGTCTTTCGGTGCGGCAATGAAAGCTGCTATCGGTTCAACTGGTATTGGTTTACTTGTTGTTGCGTTAGGAACTCTCGTAGCTTATTGGGATGATATTAAAGCTGCTGTAGGTGGTGTAAGCGAAGAGCAAGATAAGCTCAACGCAAAGACGGACGCTAACGTACTAGCGCAACAAGCTAAATACGATACCATTTCAGGTCAAGATAATATCTTAAAACTACAAGGGAAGTCAGAGCAGGATATTTTAAAAATTAAAAAAGCTCAAATTAATGCCGTAATTACTGCTACGGAAGCTCAATTAGTTCAGCAAGAATCTACCAAGAAAGCACAGGTTGCAGCAGCTAAAAGAAACAATGAAATCTTACAAGGCATCATTACTTTCCTTACTGCTCCTTTGCAATTATTATTGAAGACGGTTGATATGGTCGGTTCTGCATTAGGTAAGGACTTTGGGCTTCAAAAAGGATTTACTAAAGGTTTGGCTAATCTTGTGTTTGACCCTGAAGAAACGGCAGCGGAAGCAGACAAAACAATAGATGAAACTAAAAAGAAATTAGCTACTTTAAAAAACGAAGCTGCAGGATTTGAAATTGCTTTACAACAACAATCAGACAAGTCATCTAAAACGGCAAAAGACAAAACTGAATCTAATAATGATTTAATTGGTAAAGCAAATGCAGAAGCTAAAAAACTTGCATTAGAACAACAACAACAACTTGATGCTAAATTAGAAGAGATAGCCGAACAAAACTATTTAAAAACCCTTTCAGACCAAGAAAAAGAACTTTTAGCAGTACAGGATAAATACTTTGAATTAGAAACTTTAGCTAAAGGCAACGCTGAGGCTTTAAATGATATTGAGATAGCCAAACTAAATGAGCAAAACGACATTAACTTAAAGTATCAAAATATAGCTTATGAGCAAGATAAAGCAGCTAAAGCAAAACAAAAGGAGGCAGATGACAAGGCAGCTAAAGACAAAGAAGATGCGGAAAAAACATTAGTTGCAACTCTTGCTGCAATTAGAGAATCTGATTTTAATAACATTAGCGCAGGTATTAATTTAGTTAAAAACCTATTTGAAAACAATAAGAAAATACAAGCTGCAGCATTGATTGCTGAAAACGCAGTAGGAATTGCAAAAACAATTATATCTACCAAAGCGGCAAACCAAGCGGCAAGGGCGCAAGGAACTGCGTTAGCTATTGCAACAGGTGGTGCATCTGCTTTAGCAGCAGAGGCATTAGTATTAAGAAATAACATTGGAGCAGGTATCTCAATTGCTGCACAAATAGCTGCTACTGCAAAAGGTGTTTCGGCTTTAGGTGGCGGTGGTGGTGCATCTCCATCAGGTGGAGGCAGTTTATCAGAAGGTGGTGGTGCAGGAGGTATAACTCCTAACTTTAACGTAGTAGGCAACTCCGGTATGAATCAGCTTGCACAAATTCAGCAAACACCAGTTCAGGCTTATGTAGTTTCAGGCGAGGTAACATCTGCTCAGGCACTTGATCGCAACCGAATCAAAAACGCAACATTGTAACAATTAAAAGTTGAATAGATATGAATATCATCGAACTAATTATTGACGAAAAAGATGCAGCAAGCGGTATTGATGCCGTGAGTGTTGTGGAGTCTCCTGCTATTGAGGAGAACTTTATTGCCTTAGCAAAACACGAAGTAGAACTTAAAGAGGTAGACAAAGAGAAGCGTATCTTAATGGGTGCGGCTCTTATTCCTAACAAGAAAATCTATCGTGTAAATGCAAAGAAAGAAGAATACTACATCTACTTCTCGGAGGATACCGTACGTCAAGCTATGGAGTTGTTCTTTAAAAACGGAAACCAATCCAACGCAACCTACGAACACAAGGAAGCAATTAAAGGAATGACGGTTGTAGAATCTTGGTTGATTGATGACCCTAAATCGGATAAATCCCAATTATACGGATTCAGTTTACCAAAAGGTACTTGGATGATTTCTATGAAAGTCGACAACGATGAGGTTTGGAATGATGTCAAAGCTGGCAAGGTTAAAGGCTTCTCAATTGAAGGATACTTCGCTGACAAATTAGAAATGTCCTTAGAGCAACAAAAGAGAAATGAAATTATTGAACAACTTAAAAACCTACTTGATGAGCAAATTTAAAACACCAAGTAAAGCAAGTCCAAGAGCTGGTAGCAAAAGAGGCTGCCTATGTGAAAACGGAACATACTCAACTAAATGTTGTGATGGTAGTTTACAAGCTCAGGGAATTGGTAAAACGGCTACTGTTAACGAGCCTGCTCCTACTCAAACTGAGAACAACGGAGTAAGGACTATCATACGTCAAAACGGATAAAAATAAAACAAATATAAACACAGTTAATTTATTAAGTATGAATACTACAAAATCAGTTTATAATAAATTGTTCTCGGAAGACAAAACCGAGTTGAGTAAACACGAAGTGCATCTTGCTTTGATGGATGAGCTTGCAAACATAAATATGGAGGCAGGTTCATTATTGACACTTCAAGCGCAACAAATGGCTGCATTTGACAAATTGGAAAAATCTATTGCTCTAAATAAAAAAGGTTTAGCAGATGCTGAAAAAGGATTGAAAGCTGCGCAAGACTTAGGAGTAAAAGATGCTATTGACGCATTTAAAAGATGGGTGAAAAGTTTTAGCGATGATATTAAACGTGCTGAAAAAGGCAAAAAACTTGTAGCCGAACTTGATAATTTTTAACTATAAAAACAAATGAACGAAAAATCAATCTTAAACAAAGTCCGCACACTTCTTGGTTTAGAAGTAAAGTTGGAAACTATGATGCTTTCAGACGGAGTATCAATGCTCGAAGCTGATGCTTTTGAAGCTGGTCAACCTGTATTTATCCTAACGGAAGACGAACAACGTATCCCACTTCCAATTGGAGAGTACGAATTAGAGGATATGCGTATCCTTGTAGTAATCGAAGAAGGCATCATTGCTGATGTTCGTGAAGCTGCAGAGCCTGAAGTTGAAGTAGAAGTAGAAGCTCCTGAAGTAGAAGAGGAAGTTGAAGCTGCTGCCGAGACTACCCCACAAGCTAAAAAAGTCATTGAGTCTATCGTTAAAGAATCTTTCTTTAGCGAAATCGAAGCACTTAAAAAAGAGAACGAAGAATTGAAAGCACAAATTGCTTTATCTACTGTAGCCGCAGAAGAAGTTGCGCCTGTAGAATTAAGTGAAGAGCCTAAGCCTATTTCTTTCAATCCTGAGAACTCAACTGCTACCGACATATTCAAGTTTGCGACTAAAAGAAACGCAACCACTATGGATAGCGTATTAAACCGAATTTCTAACATTAAATAACTAAAAAAATGAGTACAACTTTAGTATCAATTTCAAACGACGATTTACGTCAAGTATTGCAAACGCAAGTAATCAGTTCAGCTACTACTTTAAGCGGAGCAGATTCAGGTAAATTATTCTCTTTGAATGCAGCAGCAGGCGCACAAATTACTTTGCCTGCAGTAGCAACTTCAGCGGGTTTTAATTTCCGATTCACAGTACAGGCTTTATTTGCCACAACTGCTTGGACAATTAAAGCAGCAACAAATGTCATTCAAGGTGGAGTAATTGTTAATTCAGTTAACGTTCTTGCAGGAGATGAGAACACAATTACTTTTTCAGCAAGTGCTGATACAATTGGTGATTTCGTTCAATTGCATTGCGATGGTGTTAACTGGTATGTTTCAGGAGTAGCAGCTTCAGCAGGCGCAATTACATTAACTGTAGTCTAATCTTATAAAAATTAAAAAAATGAGCAAATTAAATTTATCTACTACCCAAAGCATCAGCACAACATACGCAGGTGAGTTTGCAGGTAAGTACATTGCTGCAGCTTTATTGTCTGCACCAACTCTTGACAAAGGCGGTATCACAATTATGCCTAACGTTAAGTACAAGCAAGTTATCAAGCGTGTTGCTACCGATGGTATCATCAAGAACGCAACTTGTGACTTTGATCCGACGTCTACAATCACTTTGACTGAGCGTATTCTTCAACCTGAGTCTTTCCAAGTAAACTTACAATTGTGTAAGACTGACTTCCGTTCAGATTGGGATGCTATTCAAATGGGTTACTCTGCGTTTGACGTTCTTCCGAAGTCTTTCGCTGACTTCTTAATTGCACACGCTGCTGAGAAAGTTGCTGCCGGTATGGAAACTTCAATTTGGAGAGGTGTTAACGCTACTGCAGGTGAGTTTGCAGGTATTATGACTCAGTTAACTACTGACGCAGCTTTACCAGCTGCACAAGAAATCGCAGGTACTACTGTTGATGCTTCTAACGTAATTGCTGAGCTTGGTAAAATTGTTGATGCTTGTCCTGCTGCTATCTACGGTAAAGAAGACTTAACATTATATGTATCTAACAACATCTATCGTGCTTATGTTCGTGCATTGGGTGGCTTTGCTGCTTCAGGTGTAGGTGCTAACGGTTACGACAACAAAGGTACAAACCAAACTTTAGGTGATGTTTACTTTGATGGTGTTCGTGTATTTATGGCTAACGGTCTTGCTAACAACACAGCTCTACTTGCTCAGAAGTCTAACTTGTACTTCGCAACTGGTTTGTTGAATGATATGAACGAAGTTCGTGTTATTGATATGGCAGAAAATGACGGATCTCAGAACATCCGAGTAGTTATGCGTTTTTCCGCAGATGCTAAATACGGCTTTGCATCAGACGTTGTTACTTACGGAATCACAAACTCTGCTAACTAATCTTAGCTAAACTTAAATAATCGGGGAGGGCGGTAAAAACTTCCCTCCCTTTTTTATAACATTTAAAACTTAAAAATATGTCTTGTGATTTAGCAAATGGACGCTTGGAAGTATGTAAGGACGCTATCGGTGGTATCGATGCGGTTTACTTCATTAATTATGGCGACTTTAATCCTGAAACTGACGTTGCATATGTGGCTGGTACTGATACCATCGACACTATCGCTAACGTTACTTCCCTTTACAAATACGAACTCAAAGGAACTAACTCTTTTGAGCAAGTTGTAACTTCTTCTCGTGAAAACGGAACTACATTCGTTGAACAAACATTAACAATGACTTTGAAAAAGCAAGATGCTACTACACACAAGTCAGTTAAATTGCTTGCTTACGGACGTCCGCAAATCGTAGTTCGCAACCGCAACAACCAATTCTTCCTTATGGGTCTTGAGCACGGTGCTGAATTAACTACTGCAAACGTGTCAAATGGTACTGCAATGGGTGACCTCGTAGGTTATACCTTGACTTTTGTAGCGACTGAGACTTTGCTCGCCAATCTTCTTGACTGCACTAATGAGGCAGGTCTTGCAGGTGGCGCAGGCGACGTGTTTGGTGCTACTACCACTATCGTTACTGCTTAATCGTTTTCTTCATAGCGTGTGAGAAGGGTGGCATTAGCTGCCCTTTTTGCTTTTAAAACAAATCGCTATCAAGTTAGTTACTTTATTATGATTGTACTAACAACATCTACATCAGCTCAGACGTTCTCGTTTATTCCAAGAGACATACCTACATCAATGGTAATTACTGATGACCAAACCAACACACCAGTAACGATATCTATCGGATCTCAGACTCAAGGTAACTACGTCAATACGCTAACTGCAACTTTTGCTTTAAAAGAAGGACATTTCTACGATTTGGTATTGTACAAAAACACGGACATCGTTTACAAGGATAGAATCTTTTGTACTGACCAAAACATCGTTTCATTTTCCGTAAACAACGGAGAGTATACATCTAACACCACATTAAATACGTTCATAGTTTATGAGTAACAACGTACACGTCTTAAACCTATCGGCATACACTACTCCCGTCATTCAGGAGAGCAAGCGTGATGCGTGGGTTGACTTTGGAGAAGACAACAATTACTATCAATTCTTATTGGATAGATACACGAACTCCACTACAAACAACGCAATTATCAATAACATTTCACGTTTGGTTTACGGACGTGGTATATCTGCGGTAGATGCTTCTCGTAAGCCGAATGAGTACGCACAAGCAATGGCTCTTTTCAATAAGGATTGTTTGCGTAAGATTGCTATTGATAGAAAGATGCTCGGTCAGTTTGCAATTCAGGTACACTACAACGATAAGCACGATAGAATCCTAAAGGCATTCCATATGCCGGTGAATCTTCTTAGAGCTGAAAAATGTAATAAAGACGGAGAAATCGAAGCCTACTACTACTCGGATGATTGGACTGACGTAAAGAAATACCCACCTACAAGAATACCAGCTTACGGAACGTCTAAAGATAAGATTGAGATTCTATTCTCTAAGCCTTACGCAGTCGGAATGAAGTATTATGCTTATCCTGACTATCAAGGCGCAGTACCTTACGCACTATTGGAAGAAGAGATAGCTGATTACCTGATAAACGAAGTTAAAAACGGATTCTCAGGAACTAAAGTAGTCAACTTCAACAACGGAGTGCCTACTGAAGAGCAGCAGTCTATCATTACAAACAAGGTTTTAGGTAAGTTGACTGGTTCTAAAGGTCAGAAAGTAATCGTTGCTTTTAACGATAATATGGACACACGCACTACCGTAGATGATTTACCTTTGAATGATGCTCCTGAACACTACACATACTTATCTGAGGAGTGTATGCGTAAGATTATGCTTGGTCACAACGTAACGTCGCCACTACTTTTTGGTATTGCAGGCGCAAACGGATTTAGTTCCAACGCTGATGAGCTTCAAAACTCGTTTATCTTATTTAACAATATGGTGATTAAACCGCTTCAGGATGAAATACTTGAAGCCTTAGACACTATCTTATCATTTAACGGCATATCCCTTAACTTATTCTTTAAGACGCTTAAACCGCTTGAATTTACGGATTTAGAAAACGCTCAAAACTCTGAGCAAGTGGCTGAAGAAACAGGTACTGAGTTAAGCAAACACGAACAATTAGATAACGAGGTTGCTCAATCACTTATTGAACTCGGAGAAGAGCCTTCTGAAAATTGGCTTCTAATAGACGAATTTGCTGTTGACTATGATTCGGACGACTCAGAGAACGAAATGCTCTCTAAAGAGCCTAAAACGTCTCTACTAAGCAAGGTGTACAACTTTGTAAGTACAGGTGATGCAAGACCAAACCTAAGAGACAAACAAGACAAGGTAATTGACGGAGTTAAGTTCGTTACTCGCTACGTTTATGCAGGTTCAGAACCAAGTGATAAATCAAGAGATTTCTGCAATGCAATGATGCGTGCTAAAAAGATTTATAGAAAAGAGGATATCATCAAGATGGGCGGTCAAGCAGTCAACAAGGGATGGGGTCCTAAAGGAGCTGATACGTATTCTATTTGGCTTTACAAAGGTGGCGGCAACTGCCATCATCGTTGGAACAAACAAGTCTACGCAGCATTTGAAGGCAAGGCTTTAGATATCCCTAACGCTCGACAAATCGCACAAGCAAAAGCAGCTAAGTTTGGCTACACTATCAAGAACGAAGCTTTGGTTTCTCAAAGACCAGTTGATATGCCTTACAACGGCTTTTTACCTACTAACCCAACATACGGCAAATAATGGCAACTGCACTACTCATAACAAGAGACGATTTGGTTCGTTTTACTGCGGTAAACGGGAATGTTGATACTGACAAATTTATTCAGTTCATTAAAATCGCTCAGGACATTCACATTCAAAATTACTTAGGTACTAAGCTACTTCAGAAGATACAAACGGATATCACAGCAGGCACTTTAGCCGGTAACTACGCTACTTTGGTAAACACTTATGTAAAACCGATGTTGATCCATTGGGCAATGGTTGAATACTTACCTTTTGCAGCTTATACAATTGCTAACAAGGGAGTCTATAAGCACTCATCTGAGAACTCTGAGAACGTAGATAAAAACGAAGTAGACTTCTTAATTGAGAAGGAACGTCAAATTGCTCAACACTACACGGAGCGTTTCATTGATTACATTGTATTTAGAAACAACTTGTTTCCGGAGTACACTACAAACTCAAACGGTGATATGTATCCTGATAGTGCAAATAATTACACAGGCTGGTATATATGAGAACACGAACTAAGGTAGGTACATACAAACCAAAAGAAGAAAACATTGAGAAACTTCGTGTTTTTCTAACTAAACTTATAAAAGATGGCAAATAGCAACGGATGGGGAGACGGCGCAGCAAACAACTCAATAGGTTGGGGGCAAGGCGCAAACAATAACATCGGGTGGGGTGATTCACACGCTAAATCTTGGGCAGGCTTAACTGACATAGTTGGTATTGACGCAGACGCTCAGGCATTCATTACTGCTGCTGCTATAACTGACCCTGTTCAAATCAACGCAATCAACACGCTTGTTGAGGGTATGAAGACTGACGGAACGTGGACTAAAATGAAAGCTATCTATCCGTTTGTTGGTGGTACTGCTACAACTCACAAGTGGAACTTAAAAGACCCGAGAGATTTAGACGCTGCCTTTAGATTAGTATTCAACGGAGGATGGACGCATTCAAGTACAGGTGCTACTCCTAATGGAACTAATGGATGGGCGAATACATATTTACAACCATCTTCCGTGTTAACGCAAAATTCTACACACCTATCTTTCTATTCAAGAAGTAATATTTTAAATACATTTCAATTTGAAATGGGTAGTTTCACACTTCCATCAGGATTGGGTAGCTCGTCTTTTGGTATCTCTTATAATCTATCTCCAAATGGGCATATGAGAAATAGGGTATCATCTGCAACTCCTTCAACAGGTTTTATTCCAACTGATACACGAGGATTATTTGTTGCAAATAGAACTTTATCAACACAACAAAAAGCATATCAAAATGGAATCCTGAAGGAAACTGCAAATGTTAATTCAGATGGACTATCAATTCTTGAAATAGCAATAGGTGCAAATAGAACTGCTTTAACAGGTGGTTTCATCGTTGGTGATTATTCAGCTAAACAATGCGCCTTCTCATCTATCGGAGATGGACTTACCGACACCGAAGCATCAAACCTATACACCCGAGTTCAAGCATACCAAACCGCACTTTCAAGAAACGTATAATGAAATTAGCAGACATCACAACCGAAGATATCACCACCTTGGTCGGACTATTGACTGAGGTGCAAAAAGACGAATTAATCGGAGTAGCTTACGCTCCTGACTCTTTTTACAATCCTATTCAAGACCTTAACGATAATTGGATAATTTCAGTAGAGGAGATTGCAAATACTATAAATCCTGCAACTGAGTGGGTGAAAGATTTGCCTTTGACTATCTACATTCCTAAACCTACTCCAAGTCCGTTCTAATGAGACATAAAGACGCTATAGGTTCAATGTACTTCGTGTGTGGCTATCTCACCGCTATCGCTCTTATAATTGAAGGAGAACACATTTATCAAAAACTACTTGCTGCCGCCTATGGCTTTTATCTAACTTGGCACATTTTAAATCAATATGAAAACTAAATCACTCCTTATTTTATCTATGATATCCGTGTTAGCACCGATTAAACCAATGGTCTTATTGGCTATTCTTGCTATCATTTTAGATACTTGCTTTGGCATTTGGCGCAGCGTACGCAAACACGGATGGACTTCAATCCGCTCCCGTAGGCTGTCTAACACGATTTCTAAGAGCCTTTTGTATAGTGGTGCGATAGTATTTATATTCTTGCTTGAAAAGTTTGTCTTAGCCGATTTATTAGGCTACTTTATTTCAGTTGATTTGCTAATGACAAAAGCCTTTACTGCGTTCTGCGTTTTCACGGAAGTAAAATCAATTAACGAAAGCTACTTCTCAGTAACAGGAGTGAATGTTTGGGATAAGTTTATTGCCTTTGTTAAGCGTGGCAAAGAGCAAGTCGAAGAATTAAAATGACTCCACTCGACTGCTTGCCATAGGTGAACACCGAGAACCCTCCGATGATACTGTTGTCGGAGTTATTTACTTAATTGAGGTGAAAAACACTTAAAAAAATGGTAAAACCTTACACCGACAAACAATTACTTGACAAGGTTCAAAGCCTTGCATCTTTTGGTAAAATTCCTGCAGGATATTGGCTACTTGGAATCCGCTCACAAGATGATTTGCCTAATCGTTTTGACGATAAAATCTACCTCTTTAAAGGCGAGGAGTTTGTCTTGGTAACTTCAGCAACTACAAATCCCGGAACACCAACACTTCGCCAGTTTGAGAAAGTAAACAAAGACGGAGCTGCAATCTTAAAAGCGGATGAGTGGTACTACAACGTATGGAAGTTTGGTAAGCACAACGGAAAGGTTGAAGGACTATTGCAGTTAGGCAACAAAGTTAAAGTCTACCGAGACACGGATAAAGATGATAAATCAGAAGAGCAAGGAGTATTACAAGAAGGATACTTTGGAATCAACTTCCATCCTAACACTTACGACTTAAGCAAACCATCAGGAACTACTATCGGATGGTGGTCAGCAGGATGTCAAGTTGTAAACAACATCACTAATTATAAGCTGATGATTCAACTGTTGAAGCGTGAGAAGCTGGTAACCTATTGCCTTATAAACGAATTTTAAACCTATAACCTGATAAAAATGAAAAAACTTTCAACCTATAGCCTGATTTTGTCGCTAATTTTGGCAATATTTGCGACAGGCTGCTCGGCTAACTATTACTTACGCAGAGCAATAAAGAAAGGATTTAGCGTGGGGGAGTCCGCTGATACAATTCGCATTTCTACAATAGACTCAATTCCGTACGTTTTAAGAGACTCTATTTATTGGGAGAAGGTAATAGTCCAAAAAGATACAATCGTGCGTTACAAACGCTTAGAAGTGCCTAAAACACGCTTTGAGACGCGTATCGAATATAAGTTAAAACGAGATACCTTACGAATGATTGAAAAAGTAGAGGTAGTTAAGTACAAAACTGAGAAACACAAAAACAGGAAACCTAATCTTTGGTTGTTTATCATAGGCTTTGTTGCAGGATTCGTAGCTAAGTACCTAATGAAATTCGCTAAATACACTTTATGAAGTTTAGACCAAGAATAACAAGAGAAGAATTTGAGATAGTAGCACAATTCAGAGCAATACAAAAAGAATCAAACGACTTAGGACTAAACGATCAGGACGTAAAACACGGATGGCTAAAGTCTAAAAAGGCTTCGCTTTTTTTTAAGAACCCAAACTTTAAGGAATCAGAAGAGCAGAACTACGAGCTTATCCGAGAATCTATTTTAAGTGAGATTAAAGAACATTTACCAGTTTATCCTACAATAACACGAAATCCATCAACGGACGGACACTTATTAGTCATAGACCCTGCCGACATACACATAGGTAAGCTCTGCGATGCTTTTGAAGTAGGAGAGGTATATAACAACCAAATCGCAGTACAAAGAGTCTTGGAGGGAGTGCAAGGTATTTTAGACAAAGCAAGCGGATTCCACATTGATAGGATTCTTTTTATAGGTGGCAACGATATCTTACACATTGATACTCCAAAACGAACTACCACAGCAGGCACTTCTCAGGACACGGATGGAATGTGGTACAGTAACTTCTTAATCGCAAAAAAACTATATGTCGAAATTCTCGAACAACTTATCAGCGTGGCTGACGTACATTTTACTTTCAATCCCTCTAATCACGATTATACACACGGTTTCTTTCTTGCTGATGTTATTCAGACTTGGTTTAAAGATTGCAAGAACATTTCTTTTGACTGCTCTATTGCACATCGAAAAGGCTTCCAATACGGAAAGAACCTTATCGGCACGACTCACGG